TTTACTGGGGCGGTGCAAAAGCAGAAGACCTTGCAACGTATGTAGGTGGAATTGGAAAAAACCTTGAAAGTTACTTAAAAGAAATTAAAGAACGACAAATAGAAGCTGGTGGAAGTGGCCGCGTCATTATCAAAGTAATGAGTGGAATTAACGAAAGCGCAGCTGACGCTGATGGTTCAAGAAAATCAGCAGTAGGTATTGCTGGGTGGCAAAGTGTTAAAACAACAGTATCTAATGCCTGGATAGCAATGGGTGGCAGTTTGGAAAACCTAGCATTCATCTTTGAAATGAGCCAACCATATTCATTTACATACAATTCTATTTTTAATTCTTGGAATCAAAATCGAGAAATTAGAATCAGAGAAGCAAATACCTGGGCTAATAATTATGCGGGTGATGGCAACGGTGCTTGCGTAGTTGATATCAATAAATTCTATAACGCATTTTATATGGGGCAAAACAGGGCAGCTGGAGTATCAACAACAACGCCGCTATTTGGATTTGGCTTTGCAGAATATACAGGAAGCACTAATGAAGCACACATGAATGCTTCTGGAATAGGTGCAACAGCCGCAACATCTCGACAAAACGCATACAACGCAATAAACATGGCAGTATTGAACGCACTTATAGTTTCAAAATAATAATTAGACAGGAGAAAAATGTCAGAATCAGAACCGCAAGCAGAAGTAAAACAAGAAGAAGTAGCCACTCCAGAAGTGGTAGCAGCAGCACCGCCGGCCACGGAAATCAAGATTGAAGCAAAGAAGTGGGCGGGAAAATACGACTCGCCAGAAGCACTTGAAACGGCATACGGTGAGGCACAGAAACTTATTTCATCACGCCAGACGATTGACAGCATCGAAGATTTTGGTGCAAAGGCAGGAGTCAAAATATCAGAGGCAGTAGCAACTTACATGGCCGACGGCAAGATGAACTTGGAACAAGTCAAAGCCTTTGAAACAGCGGGTATCGGCAAAGACTTAGCATTACGGATGGTCGAAGGCGAAGCATCCCGGATCAAGGTTCTGCAATACGAAGTCGAAAAGGTGCAAGCAGAAGTAAACACCGTCACCGGTGGCAGGGCGCAACTCGACAATGTACTCAACTGGGCGGCTGCAACAATGACCAAAGCCGACATTGAAAAATTCAACGTCAAGCTTAACGACCCAAAGACAGCAGTTAGCGCGGCGCGTGAAATCACATTCATGCACCAGCAAGCCGTAGGCAGCGGAAACGCTCGGCCGCTCGTACAGGGTCAAACGCCAGTAGCAGATTCGCCAGGTTTCTCGTCAGTATCGGAAGTAGTCAAGGCTATGGCAATGCTACGCAAGCAGGGGTATGTGGACGAAACTACTCGTCGTAGATTGTCAAACACTCCAACACATTTTATGCAGGGACTTAATAAATGATCGTACCAACAGAAAAACAAGCGCGAATTTTGAATGAAATGGGAAGTGGTATTTCACAAAGTTTTGAAAATGGAAACATTACAATCAGTATTGTAGATATGAAAACTCAAAAGGTTTGGCATAAAGCAACTGGAATTAGTGAGCAAGAAGCTTTCAATACAGCAGTTGAAACCATATCGCAAAGTCAAAAACCAAAATCAAATTCAGAAATTGCAGAATCAGCAATAACGCTTGAATCTGAAAATAAAGAACTACGGGAAAAAATTGCTCAACTTCAAACCGCCTCAAAATTGGTCAGCCCTAAGTCGGGGACACCATCATTGAAGATTGAAACGAGCCAATAAGCTCCTGCGGCCTTGCTAGTGTTCGCGCATTAGTAGGGCTATTCCTTGTGTGGGCAACTTCGCTTAACGGCGAAGTGTGTCTTTTCGACTACAGCCTATGAAATAATGGATACCCGCGTAAGCGACCCATGAATCACATAGATACCTAAAGTCACCGTGTCTATTAAATATCTCACTAAACAAACAATTCTCTAAAGGAGAAATTCACTATGGCTACTCAAAACGTAAATTACGAACGTACAATGCGCGCCGCATCAGGCGATGGAGATAATGATTTTGGTCTAAAAGTATTCAGCGGGGTAGTGCTTGAAGCATTCACCGCTGCCAGTGTATTTTATGATCGCTCAAATTCATTTATGTCGGTAAAACAACTCACTGGTGGAGTTTCCGCACAATGGCCAATTATCGGAAAAGACCCAGCAAGTTCTTACCATACTCCCGGAACATTCATTAACGAACAAGCCTCCCAAGGCTCAAATGTTAAACGCATTCAAATGTACCAAAAGACCGTCACTTGTGATGATTATTTGGTCAATGCACTCGACATTCCGTTCAGCGACTTAAATTTGCTGCACTTCGACGTTCTTGGCCCATTCGCTACAAAGTTAGGTCGAAACCTTGGGCGTGTATTGGATCGCAAGATCGCAATGCTTGCTTTCAAAGCAAGTCTTGAGGGTTCACAAGTAACAAATGGAGATGTGTATTCTGGTGGCTTTAATGTAAATACCACTGGTATTACATCAGCAGCTCCAGCAACGGCGTACCCAGCATCGCCACAAGGTGCTTACAATTTCCGCAAGGATTTGGCATCACTCTGTCAAAAGTTTGATGAAGGCAATGTTCCAGATGGAAGTCGCTATCTGTTCATTACTCCAACAATCAAGACAGCATTGCGCTTTGAAACCAATTGGAGCGGTAGTGCAATTATTGCAGCCAATGTAATGCCATCGCATTTCAACGCGGATACAAGCAGTGATCCTTCTGATGTTGCTAGTCGTGTAATCGGAAACCTTGAAGGTTTCAACATTATTATGACAAACAACTTGCCAGATGCAGATTATTCAGCCTCTGCTATATCATCAAGTACAAACATTGAAGACAAGGCTGCGTTTAACTTAGCAAAGTATCAACTGAAATGTGACGGCTTAACCGTCAGCACAGTAACAACCAAGAAACCAGTTGCAATCGCGTTGTGTTCAGCAGATACAGGTTCTCCAGCAATCGGAATGGTTCAAGCCAGCGGTTTGCAGACGTATATGGAAGATGACCAACGCCGCAACACCAAGTTTATGAAGGCACAGCTTATGTGTGGCCTTGATACTTTGTGTCCGTGGTCTGCTGGTTCAATTAGCATCGGTGCTTAATTAACTCAAAGTGGAACAACAAAGGGAGTGATGTAATTATGTCATCACTCCCTTTTCACTTGGAACATAATTAAAATGACAATGGATAATGGACGAACCGTTTCGCTTTCGTTTAAGGATTGGCTAGGACTCATCACACTGGTAATCACGGTCACAGGAATAATGGTCGGCTGCTGGGTTCAATCACTACGAATGCTAGAACGAATGGACGCAACAATAGAAGCGCATTCCCAACGGATTCAGCGCATCGAAACACAAATTGATCTAAAGGACAAAAATGTCTTCAAATGACCCAAATATAATTAAGTCTACAAAGACAAACATACTTAATAGTGTTGCGCTTTCAGCAACAGCGGCAACAGTAGTAGGAACTGTAAAGCAACTATCGGAAATTGGTAGATGTGCAAACAGTCAAATCATCATCAACTCAACAGTATTGACAATAGATGGAGTAAATGTAATCCCTGGATCAATTAAAGGATATGACATCATATTCTTTGACACAATTCCTACAGGAACATATACACACGGAAGCGCGGTAGCAATTACTGCGGTAGACCAAGCCAAAATTAGTGGCTTTACTTCCCACGTTAATTGGATCAAAACAGGAACATTAAGTTATGTTTCGCAAAATACTTTTGCAAACATTCCAATAATGCTAAACACAAATAATTTATGGATTTTGGTAGTCAATCGGGATTCAGCTTCATCGTCGGCAGGAACAGCGCAATTTGAATTAACAACAACAATATCTTTTGTATAAAGGAAAAAAATGAATCTAAATAACAAATCTTGGAAAACAACAGGTGCGGGTGTGGCGGCAATTCTTGTGGCAGTAGGCGCAGCAATTAAGGCAATTACGGACGGAGATGCTACTACCAATATCGACATTGGAGCGTTGGTGGCCGCAGTAATCGCTGGCGTAGGCTTGATCTGCGCTCGCGACAACGACAAGTCCAGCGAAGACGTTGCAAAGTGATCCGTGAAATCATCACCGGCTTCTTCCTTTCTTTATTCGCGTGGCTCAACACCAACGGAGCGAAAGGCAAACTTGCTATTGACGCACAAGAAAAGCATGATGATCTACAACGCGCTGCTGGTCGCATCGCTGAATATGAGCGGATGCAGCAGGACGGTGCTGGTGAGCGAAGCAAGCCCGATTAGGGTCGGCCCAAATTGCGAAACACAGGTCTACACGCTGCAAGACGGAGAATGGCGACTATCAGATAACAAAGTTCAAATCAAAGAAGGCTGGTACTGCGTACCACCGTCATATGTAGCAAAGGAAAAATAAATGGCAACACTTAAAGTTAATTCAATCGCACCGACAAGCGGAACAGAACTCACACTCTCGGCAGCATTGGTAACCGCTACAACAACATTTAGAGCGCAAAATTATAAACACACAAGTTTTGTGGCATATTCCCAAGCAACAAACCACTCCACAACAGTACCAGTTACGTCATACGCAGGAAGTATACTTATGGCTTCAGCAACTATTGCAGCATCAACCGCAGTTTCATTTTCAGTTACTAATGCAAACTTTACAGATAATTCAATTATTTTAGTGGATATAGCAACCAACCCAATAACCCCAACTTCACAACTGCAAGCTTATGTAACAAACTCGACAGGGGGGTCTTTTGAAATCACAATAAGAAATTATGGTACATTAACAGCAGCAATCCAACCAGTAATCGCATATATGGCGGTAGTAACTTGACAAAGTTAGATGCGGTAAACGCAGTGCTTAGACGCATTGGATTAACGCCAGTATCGGCACTAGATACAGCGGGTAATTCAGCAACAGCACAAGCAGAACGATTCCTAGACGACGCGGATATAGATTTCCAATCACGAGGATGGCACTTCAATAGCAACTACAACGTAACGCTTTCAAATTATACAGAATCATCAATAATTGCGTGGGGAAGAAATGATTATGGTGAATGCACAGTACCAACAGAAGTAGCCACCGGCGCAACAGAAGTAAGCGGTGGACTTATGCACACGCTCGCAATCAAAAACGGCAAAGTAGTTGCCTGGGGCAGA